ATAAAAAGACGGTTGTAATCTGGTTTGTACAGACCAACCGTGCTTCTTGTGAAATATCTTTCGTCAGCAAGATAAACTCCAATACCAAGTTTATCTAATGCTGTAAGTATTCTTTTGATTTCACCCTTGAAAACTATGAACCTTTCACCAAAGTCTTTATCGGGAGAAAGTTTATCAATTCCCTCATAACAATCTAAAAGTATCATACAACCCATTGCTGCGATACTATAGTCTTTTACTTGTGGATGTGATTTTTGTATTGTTTCTGCTGCTACTGGAAATGTTAGAGTTAATGATAAACCAATTGCTGTGAGGATTTTTTTCATTCATCCCACCATCCTTCTTGTTTATGAATCCAGACTTTCAAATCCTTTACATATTTTCTCAATATCTGGGCTTGTTGTTCATGCCAAAAATCACCCGTCTCCATGTGAAGACGGGTGTGATTGTCTATTGCTTTAAGTATTTGATAGATGGGAGCATTCCAACACTCCCTCTTTGGAGTGTTCCATTCTCGTGGCACGGAATTACGAGCGAATGAACTTCATTGTAACGAAGATAATCAATCTGGCAACTACCAGGACTTATTTCCGTATAACCAACAATCATAAAAGCAATGAATTCCATTACTTCTTCTTACCACCGTTCTTCGCTTTTTTAGCAGTTGCATTGCCCTGGTTCTGCTTGGATTGTTTACCTCCAGCAGAACCTTTCTTGCCTTTATTGGGTGACTTGGACATTATGCTCCTGTGGTACGTGGTTGAACTTGACCCTCTTCAAGAGCTTCAACTCTTTCTTCAAGAGATGGTGCTGCTGCTTCAGGAGCAGGTGGTTCTGGTGGAGTTTCAACTACCACTTCTTCTCTTTTAGGTTCTTCTTTTTTCTCTTCTTCATCACCACCTTTCTTCATAGTATTAATACCAAAGGTAGCAGCAGAAGCAGTGAAGACGGTCGCAATAAAAGTGGGGTCCATCTTAGATAGAGCCCCAGCATAACTTGCGGTAAGAAGAGCAGCAGACCAACTCAGAATAGCAATACGAATTAACATACCAACACGATTTTCTTTGTGTTTATCCATCAGTCCGTGTGATGAAGTCTGTTTTATTTAGGGTTTTAGAACCTAAACTTAACTTTTCCAGCAATAGAATTGTTGGTGACTCCATTATTCACACCGTGAGATGCTTCAACAATTAACATCTCTTTATAGTCTACTTCAGCAGCAACTCCATAAGAGTTATCAGTTCCATAAGAACCTTCTACACTGACTCCAAACAAGTCTTTTTTCTTACCACCAAAACGAGTTTCTAGTTTAAGACCTGCTTCACCGACGTGTGTGGTTTGATTAAACTCACCAACACTTCTAGCAGATTCTGATGAACCTGTTTCATTATAAGCATTTCTCTTCACATTTTGAACAGTATAACCAATAAATGGTTTTACTGCTTTGTGTAGATGCCAATATAAACGATTAGAAACCCACCATTCAGAACCAGTTGTTTCACCAGCATTATTAAAGACACCTTCTACATTTCTATTGTACTTATAATTGCTGTTTGCAATCGCAGCATTAGTATTCAGAGTGAGTGTATTTCCTCTGAGTTCACTGAATACGCCGAAGTGATCTTTATTCTGTTGTGTGCTTGAGTCAACACCATTGAGGTTTACGTTAACTCTATTATACTGACCACCAAGAGTCCAACCTTTGGTTACATCAACCTCAAATCCACCACCGAAGATTTTAGAATCTGCAGTGTATCCATCAGCATTATAGGACTGAACGAATCTGTTGTTCTCAAATACTCTCAATCTTTGCTTACCTGCGGTTGGTTCGTGATTCAGAAGTCCATTGATACCATCATTGATTCCATCAAGAACTTCTAGTTGATCTACACGACCAAAGTAATCTCTATAAGTGTTAGCAACTTCAACAGTTGCCGAACCAAATGTAACTTGAGTAGCAGCACCGTTGGTGAATACTCTTGTATACACAGGAGTAGTTGTGGTTGTGGTAGTTGTATGTGCATTGATTTTCTGTCTTCCACCACTTTCAGATGCAGTGTGATTTACTGCAGAAACAGGAACAACACTAAAAGTTCTGGTTCTTACCCAATCAGATACAGTTGCTTGAGTTATAACAGAAGTTCCAGCATTATCATCAGTTGTTACTGTAGTTACAACTGGAGTTCCATTTGTTGTGGTAGTAGAATTATCGGACCAAGTTGTAACTGTTACTGGAGTTGTTGTGGTAGTAACTGTGGTTGTTGGAATCGTAATAACTTCTGTATCGGTGTAATGGGTTTCAGTTTGATTTCCATTCGCATCAGTTCCCATCACATGTCTGTGAGGATTATTTGTTACAGTTCTGGTTCCAGCAGTTGTGCTAGTCGTAACAATATTCGCACCAGCAGCAGTTGATACTACTGTTGGTGCTGGTGGAGGTGTTCCACCAGTTTCGTAAATATCAAGAATACCATTCAGGTTAGCGTCACCAGAAAGAAGACCAGCAGAAAGACTTACTGTACCAGTACGAATAACTTGCGATGATGGATCCCAGTCCATCGTTGGTTGTGCGATTGGGTTATAAGTAAACTGATAATCTCCCGCAGCAAGTCCCGTGAATGTAACACCCTGCCAAGTGTAACTATCCATTCCATATAATCTGGCAGGATCTCCATAAGGAATAAGATTAGTTCCATCAGACTGGAAATAGTTTGTACCAGAAATTAGTCCGTCTGGTGTTGTATTTTGAAGAAGTGTCCAGTTGACGGTTGTTGGTGTAAATGCGGTTCCATTGACACCCTGTAAAGTCATAGAACCTTCTGTAAAGGTAGTTCCAGCGTGCCAAGAACCATACCAAAATGTAACTGTTCCACCGCTGGCACCAACGTATCCGATAGAGTTGGTGTGTGCTAATACTGCTGTTGGTGCTCCCATCAAAAGAGCAGACGCTACAGCAAGCGCCCTCGTAGCGTAAGACATAAAAAGTCCTCTGTGACTCAGTGTGTACTAAACGAAACAAACTAAAGTTGTTTAAAAAGTAAAGTATTCACCAAGTCATAGAGGACTCGGGGTATGTAGATTCAGACCAGTTAAGATCAAGAATCAGTAATGATTGTAACTATTTATCCCTTTTTCCAGGCTTCACCTTCCGACTTTCTTCTACGAGCAAGTCCAGCTTCTACATTTGAACCAGGATTGCGATAGAGATAAAGAGCATCGGGAACTAAGTCCCACTCTTTATTCTTCAGGCGTTTAGTAATAGTATTAAAGTTATCGCCACCGTAAAAACCGGCACCAAGATTATAAGCAAAGCTGAGCAAAGCGCCTCTTTTTCCATCTGACATTTCATTCCAATGTGGGATTTTGCGAAGTGCAGGAAGAAATTGGTTCTTACACTGACTAATTAATAGTTCATCAGCTTCCTGTTGGGTAATTTGATCGCCAAGTTTGAAAGCAGAACCATCTTTCTTACGGGTAGATCCCCAACCAATAGTGATTGGAAGACCTCCAGAAAGGGGATCAGGATATGCCTTTAGATGACATCCTTCAAACTCTTTGATCAATTTGATGCCCATCATAGGGACATCATCACCACCAGTTACAGGAGCTGCAGCAGCGGCAGGGGCTGGTGCAGCACTAGTCTTTTTTCCGCGATAAATCTCTGCCCATTCTACATTATCTCCAAGATATTCAACGGGGAGATTGTCTTCCAACCACTGTACTGCTTTGACATGGTTAGGATTTCTTTCATCATAGAATTGAAAGAAATTGTGTAGGTCAACTCTTGCCATTTTGTCCTCCTATATTTGAAAAGTATATATCGAATAATTCACTTGCTTCTTTGTGTTTACCGTGATTTGTGAGTTTCTTCACTTCTTCCAGAATTTTCTTTTTAAACTCAGTCGAAGATTCTTCCCCACCCATCGTTTCCTCCTGGACACCAACGATGCTTGAGAACTGCTTTGGTGTAAATGGTCTTCTTACCATTTGTGACTGGACCAGTATAGTTATCGTTTAGAGAACCATATGGATCATTTACATAGTATCCTTTACCATCTGGAGTCTTACCGATGACTACACACATGTGGCCACCAGTAGGTGCAGATAGAGAACCGCGATGCAAGATACCAATAACGACAGGTTTCCCAGCATCAAGACTCTTATCAATGTCAGCAAAAGAAAGATTGTAACTAAAGTGTGACTTAACACCATAACCTGCGAGAACCTTTGTCTGAACCGCATGGTCCGTAGTGTCACCAATCGCAAATACTTTCTTGACGTACTCATCATCACCTTTAATGCTTCCTGGCTTGAGGAATGCAAGGCACATAGCACACGATGAAGAGTTGCAAGTTCTATGTGCATCTCTGTAGTTATCTACCTGATTGAAGTATGGAACTGCAAGAACCTCTGGAGTTGGTGGTTTAGTTCTGAAAATACCAATCCAGTCGCTCTCAGAGTCGTCTAGGAATTTTTCTGGAAGTTTGTCTTCCAACCACTGAACCGCAGCAACATGGTTTGCGTTCTTCTCATCATAAAACTTAAAAAAGTTATGAAGATCTAGGGTCATAGTACTATTTTTTGCGACACCTTGCTATTTAGGATTATGCAAGTGTTATGTTAGCGGATCGCAACACACCATCTGTACCGCGAACTTTAATTCTAAGTTGAGTATTAGAAATCAATTCAAAACTCATTTGAGAATTACTTGGTGGTGTAGAAGTATTTGCTAGACCTACTGTAGAAATGCCAGTTACTAAAGTGTCTCCATTAACTGTAAGTTTTGATGTTGCATTTACAGTTCCTACACCAACATTAAATTGTTCATTACCAACTAACCAATATTTACTATCTGCAGGATTATTTGATGTTGTGTTAACTCCAATAGCAAATTGCAAATCTTTTGATGGATCTTGAACACCAAAATTATAATTGTTCGCACCATCACCGTTACCAATTACAACATTATAATTTCCACTTCCACCAGCATGATACTCACCAATATGAATATTATGACTTCCCTGAGAACTTCCCCTATAACCAACCATCACATTATAACTACCATCTAAACCAAATGCATTTGCAAAATCTCCAATGAATACATTTCGTGTTCCACTGGATATTGGATTTCCAGCAAAATCTCCAATAGAAATATTTGAAGATCCTGTAGCACTTGGTAAAGTTTGATTACTACCAATTCTAATATTAGAATTGACAAACCCAATAGCACCATCTAAAAATAGTTTTGTTGTTGGATTTGTGGTTCCGATGCCAACATTAGAAAGTGTATGAATACCTGATGCCGTTGTTACCCACTGACTTCCACCACCAGCAGAAATTCCAGTAAGTTGTGAACCATCTCCTCTAAAACTTGATGCCGTTACTACTCCACTGAAAGATGCTTGAGTTCCAAATAAAGATGCGGTATGAGTTGCAATTCCAGCAAATGTAGATACTCCAGAAACACTTAATTGTCTAGTAAATAAACTTACTCCAGTTACGGTAGTGATTCCTGCAAATGTAGATAATCCTGAGATGTTTAAATCCGTAAATGTATTCGGTGCGTTAGCAACAGCAGACTCTATAGTAGCAGTAGTAGTTGCATCCAATGATGCAATATTCTGCAATTGCCTTGCAGAACTGATGACTTGTGTTGCACCAATATTAACTGATCCAACTGTGGCTATTCCAGTATAATTTAAATTGGTTCCAGAAATATTAGTAACAACACCTGTTACAATATTACCTGTAGTAAAGTTACCTGTAGTATAAGTTGCGTTAGTACCACCTACAGTGGTGATTGTACTAACACCAGAAACATTTAGTTGTTTAGAGAATAAAGTTACACCAGTTACGGTAGTGATTCCTGCAAATGTAGATACTCCAGAAACATTCAGTTGAGTAAAAGAAGCAATACCTAAAGTAGTGCCATCACCGATAGAACTATAGATTTCCGTAAAATTTGAATTTATTTTTGCAGCACCAGCTAACAGAGAATCGCCAGTACCATCATTTGGAGTTGTTCCTGTATTAATTACCAGCTTTGACATTTTTTTAGATACTATTTCCTAATAGGTATTTAGGATCTACCGCCCCACTGAATGTCAGGAAAAGCATCAGAAACATTCTGTTTAGAAATATTATATTTTTCTTGTAACTTTTTATCTTTAACAAGCATCAAAATTTCTGCTTCAAGAGGATGCAATCCCTCAAGAATACTAATAAACATTGTCTCTCTCTTCATACTGGAAAGACGATCATTACCACCTTTCACAAAATTGTAAAAGTATGTGTACTCTTTACGAATAGATGTTCTACCCTGATCTTGAGATCCAATAGAATTGGAGTCAAGTTCCCCCATCATTTGAACAGCTCTCTCAATGTTATCGCTAAGATTTCCAGATCGAACATTCTGTTGTCCAACACTTGCATAAGGAACTAATCCCTCTGGAAGCATGGATACGATCGTTTCATCAAAGTTCCAGATTAAGATGGTTTTCAAAGAAGGATCAGAATACCTTTGTAGAATTTCTGATTTCTTTGCATTTGATTTTTGTTTTGCAGCAAGTGCAAGAACTTCAAAAGAAAAAGGATTGGAGGGCAGATCTTCCGAAACCACCCTCGGAATTTTAGTTTGAGTAGCCATGAGACTTATTTCAATTCAGTTGTTATTTTTATTTAGATCAGAGTTTGAACCCAGCAAATGAATCCTTTTTCATATCTTGTTTGATGCCACCAACAACATAAGATTCAACCTCTGTTTCTTGTGGAGCAACTTGAAGACCCTTAGAGGAAATCCAATGTTCAGTCCAGGGTAGAGGATTGTTCTTTGCAGGAACATCATACATTGGTTTGAGTCCAATAGACTTCATACGACGATTTGCAATCCACTCAACATAGTTGTTAAGAAGTTTATCATTCAAACCAATCATAGACCCATCCTTGAACAAATATTTAGCCCAAGATTTTTCTTCGTTGACGCAATTTTCAAATGCAGATGTTACCCACCCCTCTTCTTCCTTAGCAATTTGTTGCATCTCTGGATCATCTCCTTCGCGCCAC